TCGTCCTGCCTCTAACAAAGCAGGCGTGCCATAGTCTTGCAAGTATCCTAGCGTGACAATAGCCATCTATTCAGCCTCGATTTTCTTAGGTTCGATTAACGCCTGTTCATAAGTTCTATCGCATTCAACCTTGACCGAGCCGAAGTCAAATTCGTGAGAAGTCATCGGGCCAAAGTTTAGAACCTTTACCGGCTCATCATCCTCGGCAAGGTCAAACAGGATAAAGGCAAGACTGGTATCCTCGTACTGCTTCAACGCTGGCCACGACTCCCGCGCCCAGTCGATGATTTCGCCATGCTTTTCGTGGCCTTCGGAGTAGGTCGCTATGATTGCCATTTATCGCCTCTTTAATTCCACCGCGAACTGTTCTGCGGTTATGCGTTCCATGGATTCCGGTACAAAGCCGCCAAAGGTGGCCCAGGTAACTATCTTGCCGTCGCTGTCTCTCGTTACAAATACGTCTTCGCCGCTCTCGATTGCAGTGCACTCTTCGCAAAGCTCTTCACTGCTCATAGGCTTCCCGCACTCACGGCATTTTGCACACATTGCCAGGCCCTACTTATGGGTTGCCATACAGGGGCGCTTGAGGAGCTCGTCACGGAGGGCGCTGTTTACCTTGTTCTGCGTTTCCTGGGATTTCAGTATGCTATGGCTAACGTCAGTATGTTTTGCGATTACCGAATTGGACTTGTCAATCCTGCTAACCAGCAGCTTGATAAGCCATATCACGATGCAAAAGAGGACAACGCAAACACCACCAATGGCGCCAACTTGCATGATTACCCCTACCGACTGCTCCGCTGTCTCTGCCCCCATCACCGAATCCTCCCCAGTTGTCTTGACGTTATAGATATTGACTCAAAAGCCCACGGCTTTTCAGAGCGTAACCAGATAACACACCACGCCCCCCGGCGCCTGGTCCGTGCCACTTTATTTCTACCGCCTGTCCAATCCCCTGAGGCTGCAACACCGGTCACAGGAGTACCCGCTACGAAGGCGTCAACGGCCTCACAAGCCGTATCCGTCACGCCCTCAGCGGTATCGCCCATGACTGCAGACCAACGGACCTTATCACCGCTGGCCATGTCTGCAAGGAGGCCGTGGACCTCTGCAAGTATGGCGTCGTGCATATCGTCGCCTGCGATCCTGAACGGCCCTACCAGTACGTGACTGGTGAAGGCGGTCCCGTCGTCGTCGGCGGCGTCTTTATCGAATTTCCTGATATACCCGTCACTGCACCCCATAACGGTCTCTGGCAGGCTGTCGCTCTCTGACTTGGCAACGGCTGTCGGCTGGTTGTCGCTGCTCAGCAGGACCGGCCAGAGTGCCTTATTCTCCAAGTCTATCCAGTAGTGAGTGCCTACCCCCGCGGCTGGGGTGATAAAGAGGTGAATACCTCTCCCGGTCGGGTCGTACTCCATGGTGATAATATTGGTGGACGGGTCTAAATTCTTGAGTGACTCAGGTATCCGCTCGTCGCTGAACCTGGCCGGTTCTGACCTGCTGCCTATCTGCCACAGGTAGACGCCGTCATTGGTAAGGAATACCATTATGTCGTCGGGGGTCAAGGCCCATGCCTCTGGCGCTATGATTCCAACGTTCTGCGTGACAGGTTGCATCCTACCGGTGGCAGGGTCCCCGTGCATAACCCATAGGCTATTCTTGCAAGCGAATACCAGGAACCTATTGTCTACTGGTATAATTGCGGTGGGGGTATGCCCGTGTTGCCCGGCAATGCTCAGTTGCCCGGCTACTGCCCGGCCTATGTCGCCCATGTCGGCGCCAAAGTCCCAGTCTGTCGGCTCGGTCATCCTGGAGCAGTACCATAGGTTATCGGCCCCGCCCAGTATCACGCGGTCATTGTAGAGCGCTACCAGCGGCTGAGCCGATGGGGCGCCCGATATTTGCTCAACTATACCTGAGATGGGGTCGTACTCCATTAACTCACTGTCGGCCAGGAGGAGCTTGCCGTTTCTTACAGCTGCAGAGTATGCCCCGGTCGGGGCGATAGGAGATGCTGCGGATACCGCACTATCGAATATGATAGTATCACCGTCTTCGGTGGTGATCGAGGTACCGTCGAATGTCGTTATGTTGGGGGCAGCGGTTTCGGCCACGCCGCCTTGGATCTGATAAAAGGCGCCATCTGCTATGACGACCAGGTAATACTGTTGGGCCCCGTCGGCGTCTATGCTCATCACTGAGTAGATACCGGTTATGCTGTCGCCAAGGTCGGTTTCACAGACCTTACTTAGCCCGGGACGGCTTCCACCTCTGGCCCTGGACTCAAGCACACCCTCCCCCCTGACGTTATACGCACAGGGGGTAGAGTATGGCCGTGTTTGTTTGCGATAGGAATTACGCCTAGACAGTCCCGCCATAGGGAAGGTGAGAGCCTTCTGCGATTTCTTCACCTACTTGGCGTTGAAATCGCAAGAGGTAGCGCTGCCCTCATTAACATACAGAGAGGTGTTAGCCCCGCCGTCTGTATGCTGAAAGAGACATCCCGTTTGGAATCCAGCCTCACCATCGGTTGGGACGGTGATACCGGATGCAATCAAAAGCCCTGAGTTTTCCACTACAGGAGGTCTGATTTTAAGCAAACTAGCGATTCTTGAAAGCATTTGAAGCTCCTTTTCTGACAAATCGAACACTTACCAGGTGTCACCCTTGTAAGTAATATAACCATTACCACGTTCTCTCGCAAATGAAATATCCGTAGGCTGGCCCATTCTTCCGAAAACCTTCGCCCCCTGTTTACGGTCTGACGCCACGCATGACGAGAGCATGCTACGGAATGCCGAAGTATGGGCCCCTATTTCATCATTGCCTCTTTGCTCTGCAACAGATAGGCAAGACTCCAGCACCAACTCAGAATGGCGCATGCCACCAAGCGGATAGGGGTTAGCATCAGAGAGCTTACCCGCAAAAGCCTCATACTCATAATGGAAGGTGTAAGCCTTATCAGGAACTGGATACCAAACCACTTCCATCCGCTGCCCAACACCCGCCACTTGTTCCTTGTGCCTCACCGTGGCCATCATGGGGGCCCCGGTGTCACTGCTCCGCTGCTTGCTGGCCTGGATTCGTCCCTCACTGACTTGCACCACAGAATCTCTGTGCTGTTGGTCGTCAAAGAAGAAGTCGCCAAGTACCCGCCCCAGGTCGTCTGGGAGATCCTGCTCTGCGTCGTCAGCTACCGTATCAATGGTTGTGACAGGAGTCAGGAACGACCAGGAGTATCCAGCCTCAACGCCCTGGATAGCAGGGGGATAATAGAACTGCTTCACCCCTGCCTGAATATACCTATCAACCTCGGCCTGCGCTTCGGTTGAACGGATAGCATGCTCTGGGTCGTAACCCAGGAATACGCCAACCTCAACCAGCAAGTCAGCATAACTTATTGATAGGGTAGATTCAGCCATTAGTTGCCCTTCTTAGCCAGCATTACACAGGTGACGAAGTCAGCAACCTTGAGTCGGCCAGGTTGGAGCTTGTCCTTAAGGCCCTTGAACTCACAGTAAGACTTGGCCACCGCGGGGGTGAGCTCAACGCCCATTGACGCGAAAGCGCCTACTGCGAACTCATCGACATCGTACTTGGCCATCTCCTTGGCCTCAGCTGTAGCGGCTTCCTCAGCCTCTACAGTTGCCTCGCGCTCAACCTGGCGTGTCTCCTGGCCGGTAGGCTCAGCTTGGGGCTTGCCCTGCGCCTTGCTGTTGTTTTTTGCCATTATATCACCTCTCAGTTAAGGAAAAATAGCGGGGAGGTTGCCCTCCCCGCTAAGGATTACGACTCAGGCCTATGCCTGGGTAGCGCCGCCGACAAAGCCGGTGATCTTCCAAATACCCATCCACTCGAAGGAACATCCGTCGAGGGCCGCGTCCATGGCATTAACCTCTGCCAGGGAAGTGAGGGTAGCGTCATTCGGCAGACCTGCAGTTACCAGGTCGACAACGAAGTCGCTGGTAGTCATGGTGCCAAGGACAACAAAGCCCTTGCGGTCTCCGAAGGCAGCACCATTGGCCAGCTCTACCTCAGCATCAGCTGCGAGAGTGAGACCGCCACAGACATAGCTTACGCCGCCAACCATGTGAGTCATGGTGTCACCACCAGCGTTGGGGAGGCTGAGGAACTCAACCCCGCCAGACTCTTCACCTTCGAGAAGGTCAGCGATGCACGTTGGGTTGCCGTTGTAGATAACACCGGTACAGGTTACTGCTGCGTCTGGGGTTGCACTTACCGCAGTAGCGGTAAGAACCAGGTCTGTAGCGTCGGTGACTGAACTGACAACGTAGCTGCCTGCAACAATCGCCTTGCTGGTGCCTTCATCTTCACCACCGAGCAGGAGCACGGTGTCACCGGCAACAATGCCAGCGGTGGCAACGACGGTCAGAGTAACACCGTCAGTAGCCAGTGACCAGGCGCCGGTCATGGAAGCTTCGAGCAGGGCGGTAACGGTCTGGCGGGGAGCAATGGAGCCTCGGCCAGGGAATCCACCCTTGATGAACCTGCCACTGGCAGTAGCGAAGGTGAGGATGCCGGTATTGATAACGGTATCAACACCGAGAGCCACCTTAACACCCTTGGAGCCAGGTACGTTGAGCTCTACCATTTGACCGGTAGAGCTTGCGAAGTAGTCCCGGGCAGCAACACCTGCGAAAGCCATGTTGTTGCTTGAGCTGGGACGTTCAACGCGGTTTCCACGACGAGCGTTAGCCGCCGTTGCGGTGCCGAAATCAGTGTTGTAGCAGAAGGCTTCGCCCTCCTTGATGACTCCGGTTACCTCGGTCCAGCACTGCTCTACGATCCGGTTTGCACAGGCTTCGTGAGCGTTTACACTGCGATCCATAATTTACTTCCCTTCTTGAAAAAAAAGATACCACTCAGAAAAACCACACATCAACAAAGACTACTTGGAGATGACGGTCTGCTTCCGTGGGTCAGAACAGATCATGTTGAGACTGGCGTCCAGGTCAACACGACGGACAAGGTGCTTACCCTTGACCATGTAAGGCTTGGTCAGGTTATTCTGCCATCCAGCCAGAACACCAATCGCCAACCACTTCCAGTCAAGCATGTAGACCGGGTCGGTGCTGTCGTCGTCAAGCTTCGGCGCATACGTGATGGGCGTAGACTTGAACATGGTGCGACCGTCCTTGCTGGCCAGGTCATTGCCAAGGTTCATGTTGTTGGTTTCAAGAATCTCTTCCATCAGTCCTACAACACTGTCATTGGCGTAAATGCCGTTCTTCATGCCACCGAGACTCGGGGTGGAGTGAGATACGGGAGAACGGAACTGGGTCTTGCGGTGAGCGCGACGCATCTTGCGGATGAGGTCATCCTTTGCGACGGCTGCGTACTGTGCAGTCCAGTTAGAGAACCGTGGGTAGTCAACACTTGACACCCCTGCACGACCGTCGGCAAAACCGGCGGGGTCGCCACCGTTGAAACCTTCAACGGCATTCTTCACGACCCAGTAAGCAACACCATACGGGTCCTTGGTATTACCGGAGTCGGTGGGCTTGCTCCACAGGAGAGACTCAAGCAGCTCGTAAAAGCTTACCATCATTCCGGTGTAGCGGGTCTTGATGAGGTCAACGATCTTGACTCCACCCTTCTGGAACGCCTTTTCGCGCTGGTCGTAGATGTAGTGGGCATTTACATGCCGAGGGCCTACGACGCCCTTTTCCATGGTGTCGGTCAGGTTAGACGCATCGTCTTCAAACAGCTCTACGGTACGGGCTGAGTGGTTGTGATCCATCTGCATGTCGAATTCCCAGTCGTCGCCGCCGTGGAATTGCTTGCTCTGACCCTTCCACATTTCGCGCACTGCGACGTGGTCGGTGAGGTCGGTCTGCATGTCGACGAACGCCCCGCGCTTAACCAAATTCTGCTGGGTAAGCAGAACGGCGTCGTCAATCTGGCTGTATTGTAGTCCCATTGCTATAGCTCCTTGTTATTTTTTATCAAAATACTTGCGGTCAAGCTGATCTGCAGCATCTTCAAAGACATCCTTTGCCGTTGATCCCCGTCCACCAGTAGCCCGACTTACCTTCTGGCCACTGCGCTTCTGGGCGGCGCTGCGCTTCTCGCTTGCCGCTACCTTTGCGATACCCTCGCCCAAGACAGAACTTGCTGCCTCGGCAAGTACATCAGCACTACTCACGTCTTTGCCTGTAGCCTTATAACCAGCGGTGAGCATCTCCACCTTCTCCTTAAGCTCAGCTTCCTTCTCAGGGCTGGCCTTAAGAGCCTTGGCGGCGTTGCTTTCCAGCCCCGACAATGCTTTGTCGCCACTGGTGGCCTTGGCCATGTTGCTGATCGTCTCGGACTGATCCTTGACAATCTTTTTCAGTGCTGCGAATCCCTCAACCAATTCCTCGTCATAAATGTCGGGGTCAAGGTCCGGTATTCCCTCCAATGGGTCCTTACTAGGAGACTCATCGTCGGCGCTATCCCCGTCCTGGCTGCTGGCAGCTTTTTCAAGCCCCTCTATCCGGGTTTGCAGGAGGTCAGAGCCTAGTTTTCTGGCCTCAGCAATCGGAACACCAAGCGATATAGCTTTTTCGAGCTGTTCATCCGAGACTTCATCGTCATCAGCTTCAAGCTCGCCGTCGTCGTCAGAGACTTTATCGTCATCTTCTGACTCTGGCTTTGGATCTTCTTCTTCGAGGTCTCCCCCGTCAATTTCACTGTCGTCATCGGCCAGGTCCTCGTCTTCCTTGTCCTGGGCGGCTTTGCTCGCAGATACAGAGGCCTCTACGGCCTTCTCAATATCTTCAATATCTTCCTGCGGCAAATCAACATTATTATTTTCGACCGTATCGTTGCTCTGCTCTTCTACTTCCAAATCCTGCATCTCAACCCCTTAATAAAAACTGCTCTTGTCAGTAATCCCGCGAGCCTTCAAGGCCCGTCGCCTGTGGTTCTTGTCACGGTAGATCGGGTTTCCGTCCCTGCTAATCTCGGTAGGGACCCCGTTCTTTGCCAGGTGGTCGCCCAGCTCTTGGCGCTGCTCAGCGTTCACCCCTGAGCCAAGGCACTCCATCGGCCAACCTTTAGTCGGGGGAACCGTAGTTCCCTCGGCGCCGAAGTCTCGCTCATATCCACCCTTGAGCATCTCGGGGGCCTTCCCCACTGGGTAGAACTTCTCAATAACCTTACCTGCCTTGTTCGAATAACAATAAACCGGCATTATCCAACTCCCTGCGTTAAGTTACCTGCCTCTGAGTCCTGAACACCAGCACCCATCAAAACCTGACTCATAACATGGTCTTTACCCTGCCGGGTCGCCCCGGGCCGTACCACCCTATCATATGTCCGGGTAGTATTGCTTGCCAGTGCCGGTTGAGGATTACCCCGCGGCGCATCCTCTGGCATGGGACCGTCTGCGAACCTGATAATTTCTTTCAACTCTGGCATGTTGCTGAACTCGCTAACCATACCAACAAGGGCCTGGGCGTCGATCTGTGCCCCCTGCTCTGCTAGTACTGGCAGCAACGGAAGGATGTACTGTTGCATGATAGTGCCAAGCTTCTGCAGCTTCACGTTTGGCGAATCGTCCTGCATCGAATAAACGTCAATGTCAATATTGTAGTCGAGGAAATCGCCGTCTCTGGTCTCTGGCGTCCACTCCAGCTTAAGCACGACCTCTGTACCTTCAACCGGCTTATCGAGAGTCCTCTTCCGTACTGGGTCGGTCCACTCGTACCAGGCAAGGGCCTTGAACACACCCTTGGCAAAGGAGACTGTTTCGTCCTGCATGTGTGCGATCCTGGCCCCGGCTGCGTCCGTCATCAGCTTATCTTGGCCCACCGTATCGGACATCGGAGACAGACCGCCCAAGGCGTCAAGGTTGCCAGCGAAGTAGCTGAACAGGTCCTTTGTCTGCAAATAGAAGGCCAGGGTAGGAGCGTCAATACCGCCGACCCTAATCTCCTCGGGCTTCTGGCCGTTGTACTGGATGCCGTCGCCGTCACTTGCCTTCTGCAGCCGGTCAACGTCCTCGTCATTACCGCCCGGGAACGCCGCGACACTCTTCTTGGCCTCGGCCTGATTCGCCAACTTACGGAACAAGGTGTTTCCGAGGTCGTGAAGGTCAGTCCACAGGGCGGCGGGTGCCAGCGGCATGATGTTGCCAGGCACGTCACTGAACCCTAGAATATGGTAGGGACTGCCTTTAGGCCCGTCCCAGTCGATGATGTTGTAGACCTTATCGGTCTTCACACCGTAAGTGACCAGCTTATTGGAGTCCTGCAACCACACATCCCGCAACCATACCTTGTCCTTGTAAAGATCGGCCCCTTCCTCAGAAGAGACCCCCTCTGCCCGATCTTCACCTTCCGAGCCCTGGATAGTATGGTCGTCAGGCTCCATCTTTTCGTTAAATAGCTCTCTGGCAGACTCCACCGGCAACCAGTAATCATTGCCTTCGAACTGCATAGTCTGGCGGCTCTTGGCCGACATATCACAGAAGTAATCGTCAAGCGTTACCAGGTCAACGAACGACTCGCCAATGTCATGCCCCATGTGAAACTTGCCAGTCGACGCAATGCCGACCTTGACACAACCAATACCAAAGAGCGCCTCCATTACCGCTTGCTGTAGGGTCTTTTCAAGGTGTATCTCTTCCGGTACCTTGTTGAGGTTGATTTCCATGTTACGGGCAAAAGGCTTGAGTGATAGGGTGGGGGTATTGACCATAGCTCGGGGTGATCTTGCCATCAGCTGCCGGGTGTAGATCGTGACAGCCAGCTCCATCATGTTGGTAGGGACCCGCCTCGCGGACCCCTCCTCTGCATAATGAAACCCGACAAATTCTTTTATCGCGTTAATGCGATTCTGCCGGGGTCGCTCGAATTGTTTATTCGACCATTCCACGGCATTTCTGAGTTGCTTGAAGTCTACCCCTAGATTCGCCATTACCATCCACTCCCTAAACCGTCCGCAGTTGTAGCAACAGTCTCAATCTGGCGCTGTTGCCTCCTCCAGGCTAGTGAGCCTTCCGGTATCCCGGGCTCTTTAGCCTTTGACTCAACGGCCCTCTCTTTACGTGCCAGGCTGGCCAGAGCATCGGCGATAACTTCATCACCGTGAGCTGTCCTTGCCCCTGAGGGGTCTTGAGCATTGGCCGAAGCTGAGTGCTCAATCGTGCCGTTGGATCTTCTGATAAACTGCAGACATTCTTTCATGCCGCTTTCAGAGTAATTTCTGTACGAACCATCAGAGAGGTCTGACCTGTAATCCTCAAGCAATGCCTCTCTGGCGTTCGGGTTAAGGTAGTAACCAGGTTCGTCGGTTACTTTCCTTCCGACCTTCTTCTCATTCCTACGGTAGTACATATTGCCGTAGTGCGATCCCATCATCCGCTGTGTGAACACTTTGCCCGTTGGGCCAGAGGCGTCCCAAATTGCATACGCATGGTTGAAGAAATTACCAAGCGCGATGCTGAGACCCGCAAAGGAATTGGGGCGAAGGTGGGGGGTTTTCAGCAGGCCCACCTTCTCCCCGCTTCCACGGTCTACTATGCAAGATACCGAATTACTCGCCCCAGTGCCAGCAGAAATATCCGATCCTATGCAAAAACTTCTGTCTTTTGCGATTCGGCCTCCAGCGCCAACCGGGAGCCAAAGCGCAAGTAACCCCTTCGAATTCTCGGTAAATCTCTTCGGCTCCAAGGTCTCATGGTCATACTCAAGGTCGCCAATCAGCAGCGGGGCCTTGCAATGCTTGTCTGTCAGAATCTGAATAAAGTCAGGGTCAAAGTACTGGAAGTCACTACCCAGGAAGTCAATGTCAAGTTCCTGCGCGATCTCCATAGCATTAACACACCGGGCGCATTGGTCGTCATACCAAACGCTCCGCTGCTTGCCGTCTAGGATGAACGGGTAATCCTGCGGGTACATGACATTCCTGGCCCGTTCATCCCCCTTCGCCTTGAACTTGACCATGCCCGTAAAGTCGTCCTGGATCTCAACTCTTCCGTCTGAACCGGTACGATAGAGACCACGTCGTTTATCCGGATGGACGGTCCAGTGTAGCCTGATCTGACGAGCTGCGGTGTTGTGTACCACTTCGTAGAACCCATTGTTTGATCCTTGTGGGGTGGAGTTGAACCCGCGGCAATCGGTTGTATCGCGGGTCGCTCTTAAAATTTGGAACCCGTCATTCAAGTCGAAAGCCGCGTGCTCATCAATGAACATTGCGGTACGCCGGTCACCACGGCCAGCGTCGCCGGTCGTGGACTCGCCGTCGATAACGCTGCCAGTATCCTCGTTGCCAAGGTGCAACAGCTTGCGGTGGGGGTCCTTCTGACCCAACCAGCGCCCCGTAGGGAGCAACCAATTCGGTTGCCACCGGTGAAGATAATCAATCTTCCAAAACAGCGCCTTGGGGTTGCCCTTCTTGTCCACGTAATCCTCATTACGCGAGACAATCAGAAAGCTAAGGTCGTGCTGGAAGTGCCAAAAGTGCTCAAATACAGTCAGCCCCATCCAACTCGCGCCCATGTCCCGGGACTTCGGTACCGAGAAGTCCTCCCCGACCATAATGCAGTCCTGGATGTCAGCCATGGCGGAGTCTTGGAAGTCATAGGTGATAAATGGCAGGTTGCCCAACTCTTTCAGCTTGGGGTTGTAGGTATAGCAAAAACCGTTGATGTAAAAGAACATGTCCTCAGCGCACATCTGCTTAATTTGGGCAGCGGCGAGAGCATCAGAACCGGCCATAAGTAACATGTCACGTCGCCAGGCTATATTGGCGTCGTGGTCCTTAGGTACCAGGTCATAATGCTTGAAATTCATTCAACCTCTTTGTAGCCGCAAGCGCTGCAGGCGTCGCCGTAATGGAATGAGGTGTTCATGCATACAGGGCAAGTCATGGCTACTCCTTCATCTTCAAAGCATGGAATGCGATCTTCTTCAAGTCGTCACGGTGGCTTTCAACGGCCCTCAGTGCACCAGCAGAACCGGAACCCTCGGAAGGGCGTAGACCGCAGTCCCACAGCTGGTGCACTGAGGGCCGTTGAAAGCCAC